ATGGTTTCCGATGAAATAAAACGTCAAGGAGGCTTAAACATGTTATGGACTTTAAGTAAGGAGGCAATAAAAACCGAGATAACTGACAAATATTCAATTGAGGTAAATCTTAAAGAAAAGTAAATTATGAAAGCAACAATAAAGGCAACTGGAGAAATTGTAGAGATTAAGGATTTATATGATGATGGTACTGCATTGGTGGGAAACATGTATATCAAGGTGTCAGAACTTAATTTCTTTAGTGAAAACATTGATTGGGAACAACGTAGGTACGAATTGGCAAAAGACATTATTAAAGTTGTTATAGCAAACGATAATGGTGCTAATTCTGAAGTAGTCGCTAAATATTCGCTTAATTGCGCTGATGCCCTAATTAAAAGACTAAAGGAGGAGAATCATGGATAGTGTACAGACACAAACCTTTTCCATTAGAGGGGATGGAGGTGGTGAGGCATATATTGACTTTTGCAACGGCCAATTATGTGTTTCAGTTGTCATAGAAGATAAACAGGCAGATTTTCACTTTGATTCTGTTACGTTAGGGATGTTTGCCCATGCTTATAAATTACATTGTGAAGAATGTAAAGAGTGTAAAGGAGAATAACCATGACCGAAGAATTTGTAACATTAGAAACAGCGAAACTGCTGAAAGAGAAAGGATTCAATGAAAGAAAATATCTCATAGATGTTTCCACTTTGAATCATTGTTATAAATACCTATCTGTTCCTCCGCAATCCGTCGCCCAAAAGTGGTTACGTGAAATCAAAAATATTCATATATGTGTATATAACTGTGCTTGTGGCTATGGATACGAAATCTCTAAAGCTGACAATGGAACTCATATAACTAGTTCTGTTTATGAAGGACCTAATGATGGTGGTGAATGGGACACTTATGAAGAAGCACTTGAAACCGGATTACAGGAAGCATTAAAACTTATATGATTATGAAGAAGATATTTTTCAACGATAAATTAGGATTAACCCAAGCGGTATTGGATGGTCGGAAGACTATGGCGAGACAAATTGTTCCATTTACATTTAGAGAAGATAAAATGCATTTATCTCGATACAAAGTTGGTGAAATTTATGCCATTGCTCAAAGTTATGAAACCGTTTACCATGAACAAGGGTTGGAAACACTTGATATGTTAGTTAGTAGTTGGAAGAATAGCAAAGGTTGGCGCAACAAGTTATTTGTTCGCGCTGATGCCATGACACATCATATCCGCATTATCAATGTTAAGATTGAACGACTCCAAGATATAGATGATGAAAGTTGTATGAAAGAAGGTATAGGAAAATATTTTTTAGGATTTGATTCACCGCATACCGATTGCATGGGTTTTACATATAGTTTTGATGAATCTGGAAAGTATAAGTATCCTAATGCAAAACAAGCCTTTGTCGCTCTCATATGCAAATTATTAGGCAAATGTATATGGGAAAGCAACCCTTTCATGTTCGTTTATGAATTTGAACTTATTGATTAACAGATTATATTGTTATGGAAACAGCAGAATTAATATTTAAAGGTATCCTTACCTTATTAAATGCTTGTGCTTTGATGTTTACCTTAATCTTGGTAAGCAAGTGGCACAGACGCATGGAAGACAAGATGGATAAGATAGAAGGATATGTCCGCCATGTATCAGTCAATTTTTGGACTTGCCAAACATCTTGACATAGATTTGCTTTGGCATATCGAGCAAAAACAAAGATATAACGAATTAAGACCTATGTTGAACGGAAAAAGATATTGATTATGAAACGTGAAATAAAATTCAGAGGGAAAGAATTTGAAACAGGACAGTGGATAGAAGGATCTTTGACAACATATCCAAGATACTACCCAACTATTACACTCGTTGAAGATGCTGAACCTATTCCAAAAAAGACAACTTGTGTAGTTCTTCCTGAAACAGTAGGACAGTTCACCGGATTATGTGACAAGAACGGCAAAGAGATTTACGAGGGGGATATAGTCAAAAAAGAATATGGGATTGATATTCCTAATGGAGTTTTTTGTTCCAATGTTGCTGGTTACGACAATTTTTCAGTAGATTATATTGATGGTGGGTTTCGTTTGTTAAATAATCAACGTGGATTTTTATTGTGCAAAGGTAATCATCTTGAAGTGATAGGTAACATATATGATAATCCGGAATTATTGAAAGAAAATAAGCGATGAAAACAATTTTATTTACAATTATATTCATAATAGCTATATTATGGGTTGGAGATCTTACAATTACATTCAAGCCGTTTTCCATCTCGCTTCCTAGTTGGTATAAGGCTTTGGGTATCCTTCTATTTTTTCTGTCAATGACGGTATATAATATAGGGGAATATACTAAAGGCTATAAACAAGGTTTCGATGATGGAGTAAAGGAATGTGTTGAAATACTTAAAAAGAAAAATCCATGAGCAAACTATACAAAGTAACCATTTCCGATGCATCATCTGTATCATGTCTGCTGTTTTATTCTAAAAGTTAAATCTTTGGTTATGAGTATTTTACGACTAAAATAATTGTGTAAATATTTGGCTAATTCATTGATAATGAGTATCTTTACAATACTTAAAAGAAACCAATATTACTAACAATTAAAAGACAAGAGCAATGAAAGCAACAATCGAATTAACAAAGAAGACAGCTTTAGAAGAAATTATTAATAGCAATGATATTGATACAATAAAGTCTTTGATAGAACGCAAAGAGATGTCGTTAAAAGAAGCAGAAGAAAATGCGGCATTCTACGAAAGTATCTGTAATGAAGACTTTGCAAGTAATGAAAGGCAGAGAGCCAATAGACTTATTCGAGATATAGAAATATTAAAGTTAGCAATTTAATACATAAGAGCAATGAACACATATTACAAGTTTGCGCCAAACGTGTTTTTGGCAAAGTGCGAAGAGATGCACAAAAAAGGTGAAGAAATTCTAGTTACCACCAAGTATGGCAAAGAAAACGAAAGCATCGTTTTCAATCTAATTCTCGAGAAAGATGGTTTTTATTATTACTCCATCGCCCGGGCTGATGGCTTTAACGTTCAAGAATGGGCTAAGCAAAGAGCGGAACGCAGACGTGAATGGGCCGTATCAGCAGTGCAAAAAAGTAATGAGTATTTTCAGAAATCGAATAAACATCGAGATTTTCTTTCTTTAGGCGAGCCCATCAAAGTAGGGCACCATAGTGAACGAGGTCATCGCAAAATGATAGATGATGCCTGGAACAACATGGGTAAAAGCGTTGAGTTCAGTGATAAGGCAAATGAACATGAAAGAGTGACCCAATATTGGGAGAAACGTGCCAACACGATCAATTTGTCTATGCCGGAAAGCATTGACTTCTACGAACACAAGTTGGAACAAGCGAAAGAATACCATGAAGGTGTAAAGTCTGGCAAATATCCGCGTGAACATGCTTATACTCTTACTTATGCCAAGAAAGCAGTTAATGAAGCACAAAAGAATTACGAACTTGCTAAAAAGTTGTGGGGAGATGAAAACGAAAACCAATAAAGCGATTTCATTACTCCAGTGCGGTGATTTAAAAGCCGCACTAGCAATTTCCTCCACTTTTCGCATTGGATTTACCAAAGAAGAACGCAGAACATTGAAAATTGCGTATGAATGTCTTTCTGGTAATGCCGGGTTCTACCAGCAGATTGGTATTGACACCAATAGCGAGATAGAGAAAAGTAAATCCATCCTTTTATCAAAATATATGTTGAAATCAGCACCATAAGAATATGAATCTAACACAGAAAGAAGCGTTAAGGCAATTACAATCATATTGCAGGGCAAATGGTTTCTCCCTCAATCCATCGAGTTTGCCGAAACATACATACGCTATAATATTGGCGGATGGCGACAACGGAGAAATAACGACACGTTACCCGAACAAGCGTATAAGCGGCTATTACACCCCAAAAGAGTTGTTAATATGGCTTGATGGCTACCACACAGGATTACAAGGGAAATAAGTATTAACCGCAAGCAATTGCACAAAACGGAAAGTATGAATATTATTACAGATAGAACAAAAGCCCCTGCAAAGCTACGCTATAGGGTGAGCAATAACAGCGGAACGATAAACGAAGAATTCGGAAAGGACCAACAAGCCGCTTATGATTTTGCAAACGGAATGAATGAAACGGCAACAATACGCGGGTATTTTGTTTTCAAAAAGCGCGGAGAATGGCAAACTAATACGGTATTTATAGATCACGTGTTTAAATAACCAACTATCCAGGCGTGGAGGCAACAAGCGGAGCGGCACCACCGTTGAAAAATTTGGTAACACGTTGAAATATAGAAAGTTAAACAAAGTTTAAGCTTGCGATATTTAAGATGTAAAATACTGATATTCAATATATTATTTGTATCTTTACAATATCAAAATAACACCTATTAATAACAAGTAAAAGTCAAGAGCAATGAAAACAGAAGAACTTATCAGATACTACAAAGCAAACATTGAAGCTATTGAAAAAGGATTGAACAACGACTCTCTTTCAGCAGATAAAAAATTCAGATTGGGATATACACAACAGGCGTTGGACGGATATAAGTCTGCTTTACAAGAACTTCTTGGAAATAATAACGACTAATAATAGAAGAGAGCAAATGAGCAAAGTAACAGAACTAACAAAAGAGCTTCAAAGAGTGATGTATTCCACTACATATTCATTTGAGATTGATACCGAAGATTATGTTTTCGGATTCAAAAACACAATAAAGAAGCGTACAAAAAGTTTAGCCAAGGCAAGCAAGCTAAAAGTGAAGTTAACCAATGATTGTGGCCGGTTCTTGTCAGAAACGGTGAGAGTTGTTGCTGTGCGCTTCTACAAGAATGGAGAGCTTACCAAAGAATTGAAAGCAGAAAAGATAACAGCAGCGTATAACGGATAAAATATAGAGCAATGAAAACAACTGTAAAAGTGTATTTAAAAGACGAACAAGGTAATAAAGACTGGTTCGTTACCCCTATCAACTTATCATGGCAAGAAGTACGCAAATATTATCTCGGCAATATTTTCAATATGGGGTGCGAAACAGATCACATGATGAAATGTTACAAGGTTGAGACAATAAAATCATCAAATTAAATAAATTTATGACTAAAAGTGACGTTTTTTACGCCATATTTTATATCTTTACACCATAAAAATAAAAAAAAGAGCAATGAAAATTTACACAAGTTATTTCGGAAATTACAGAAAGTTGGCAGCCGCAAACGTAAAAATGATATGTGTTGCGTTAGGGAAGCCAAGATATTATAATGCTCCTCAAATAATAGAGGTTGCACCAAAAAGATATATGCTGGATGATAAATGGACTTATGAAGAATACACGAATATGTATTTGAATGATGTCCTTGCAAAAGTCAATCCACAAGATTTGATACAAACCATCCAGCGACTCAGTGAAGGCAAAGATGTTGCTCTCTGCTGTTACGAAAAGCCGGGTGATTTCTGCCATCGGCATATTTTGGCTAAGTGGCTTACTGAAAAGACAGGTATTGAAATCAAAGAGTTTGGAGTTGTTGAGAAGAAAGAACCTAAGTATGAACAAGCAAGTTTGTTTTGAGTATGAGAAGAAATATTAAGTTTAGAGGTAAACACGTTGAAAGCGGAAAATGGATTATCGGTTGGTTATTTCAAGACGATGACGACCACTTTCCAATGATTCATCAAGGAGGTACACTTGACGATTGGGAGCAAGTGAAGGAAGACTCTGTTGGTCAGTTCACAGGCTTGCTTGACAAGAATGGGGAAGAAATATATGAGGGTGACATTGTTGAACGAATAGTTACAGATGGATATGACTATGGGTTTATAGGTGAAGTGAGTTTTGATAACGGAGTTTTTGGTATAAAACATAAAACTTATAAAGGTTACATTGTGTCAGATTTTGTATATTCCTCAGATTGGAATGATGGGCATGAACATGGAGCCGTTTTATATGAATATGAAATAAAAGGAAATATATACGATAACCCAGAATTATTAGCCAACCATCAATAGCGTTTGATGGAATGCTGCCAGATTTGCCAAGCAAGCGGTGGTTTGACAGCATAGGCAAAAGGGAATTTAGCAAAGATGGTCTATGCGTCGGACTGAAAATCCGAAGAACAAGGTTCGAATCCTTGAGTTCCCACAGCCTTGTATCAATGAACGCACCATTTTCTAAAATTTGAGGTTGTTATGGGAGCAACCGATATATAGAAGAAAATAGTAGATTGAGAGAGTATGGTAAAACCCATATAAGTCCAAAGGGTATCAATCAAGGTAGATCTTCACAAAATCATGTGAATGTTGACTGTGGCTACATGGCGGTTCATAATGTTGGCAGCTCGGAAAGACGAGCGTTTGCGGAAATAGCTCATCGGTAGAGCGTTGGTATTCCAGCCAAAGAGTGGGGTTCGACTCCCTGTTTCCGCTCAACCCTTATAGTAGCGATAAGCAAAAGCAAAAACATTAAAGCTTGTGTAGTTTACGGGGTGATGGAAATTGCCATCTGACACGACTAAAAGAAGCCGAAGGACTGCATAAGTGTTCTTGCAAGTAGCTTGCAGATGATTGATTTTTTGTGTTAAGCCTGCTGGGAATATGCCCGGCAGGCATTTAACGCAAAATGTATATGAAGTTATATACAACTTAAATATATGAGCAATAAAGGACTAATAAGAGCATGTGAAAACTCCGGATGCGGTTGGAAGTGTTGTTCGTTCGGATCAGACGGACATATTGTAATTTTGCCCCATGAACTTGACGGGCATGAAAAAGAAATCTCCCATTTACAGATTATAGATGATGATTACTTTGGCGGTAAAAAGGTAAAATGTATCGCTAAAGACTGCAAATCATGTGATAATGGTTACAAGCCTATTATGTGTAAAACTTATCCTTTGTGGGTAAAATCGGTGAAAAAAAGTTTTGTGTTTCGTAGTGGTAAGTGTCCGTTGAAAAGCGAACAACTTGCTAAGCATAAGGAATTTGTATTAGATGTTTTCGACAGTTGCAGAAAAGCATTGTTGCCTAAAGTTGATATCGATACATTTCTCTCTAAAGCATGGATTGACCGTTACGAACCATTGTTCCCAACTGAAAAAGGAAACATTGAGTACAAAATGCAAGTAAAAGTTTTGTCCATGTCTGATATGTCCGATATTGAAAAGATGGAGCGGACTCTTCTTGCCAATCCGGATATGTGTTTTCCCTCTGAGACGGAAGATATAGTGAAGTGCTTGCAATCCGGTTGCAGTTTCGGGTTGTTGGTAAATGACAAGCTGGTTGCCTACTCACTTGCCTATTGCACTGAATACGGTACAGCCTACGTGGATAAATGCTTTGTTCATGCTGATTATAGGGGGAACGGATTTCAGTATATCCTTCTCAATGCCAATATTGCCAAACTGATTTCCAATGGCTCGCAAGAGATATTTGCTATGACATCGCCTAAGAATGAGGCAAGCATGAAGAGTTTCATCAATGCAGGGTTCTCATTCAAAAGAGATACCAAATACAAAGAAATTGAACGTTTAATCTTAAAGTGGGAACTATGAAAGTTATAGTCTATACCAAGAATATAATAGAAAACATTGAAAAGGCTCAATCATTTGTTAATGTCCCTATTTCGTTAATGTTCAAGGATTTTTATGAAGATATTTATGAGCATATATCGGATAAGATAAGAAATAAGATTTTTGGACTCCATTTAAAAGACAGTATATGCTATTCTATCGGAAAGGCAGTAAAGGGGAATAGCGGTGCTGTGGTTACATCATTTGCGGATGTTTGGAAATATCTTACTATCAATGGAAATGCGTGCCAAGGAATACATAATTTTTATATTCCGATTAATGCATGTGATAATAGAGAAGGCTTAAGCATTTATGAAGCAAGTAAGTTGGTCAATGAAATAAGGACACTTTCAAGCTCCCATATATATGGTTTGATTACTTCCGGTTGTCTGAATGAAAATCACCCTTCGGAAAAAGAACTGTTCCGTATCTGGAACGGTCTGCGTAATGATATTGAGTCTATCAGCTTGGGAGGTAGTTTTTGGCTTGGGCAAAATAGTAAACTGCCTAGTTTCATAAGTGATGTTCGTATTGGTGAATATATGTTGTTTGGTACAATCCCATATTGTGTTGACAAAGAAAAGCAAGGTCTTAATGGAATTGAGTTACAAGCAAAGGTTATAGGCATTTATCCGGAGCGTAACCAACTCATTATTGATTGCGGTTATTCAATGGCAGATATGTACAAATGCCGGATTTACTATCACACCGATTTGAAATATGAGTACAGTTCCAGTGAATATTCAATAATGCAATGTGAGCATGTTTCGGATTATCGCATTGGTGATGTGATTTATATTGTTCCTGATTATAAATCCTTGGTTAAATTGAAATATGCAGAACATGAATATAGATAAACCTTGGATTGACTATATTGCCAAACGTACGTTTGGCATGGAGTTGGAGTTTGCCGATGGTGACAAACAGCTTATCCCACTTTCATCCGGTTACAAGTGGACGGACAACAAACTAACCATGATGAACAACTCGGACGGTTCGGCAGTTACGCATCACGGTCAGTTTGGCGGTGAGATAAACACTCGACCGTACCATTATTGTGCAGAAGATCTGCAAGAACTGAAGGACTTCATTCAGACCATGAAAGATGCAGGAAGCTATCTTATGTGGAATGAAGGTTTTGATGCACATCTGTATATCAAGGATATGGATTTGGATGTTATCAAACGCATGTTTGTTCTATCCTACTATACTGCATATCCTATCAAGCGGATATTTGACATCGCCGAGTGGTGGGAAACGAAATACCTCGTGCCTAGTCCACCTTGGGATGTGGTAAGGCGTGTACTGGAAGCCGATAATATCGATAACTTGCTGAAGATCTTTAGCAATGGTTCAGACAGAGGGCATATCCGGTATTGGCTTAATTTATGTTCTATTGGAAAGATAGGAACGGCAGAATTTAGGATCTTCAATAGCTCCTGGGATTTCGATAAAATACTGGAGACAATCAAATTCATGTATTCGTTTGTGGAGTACGCCTACCTGCATGAAGATATGGAAGAGTATAAGCAACTCACCACAATTGATAAGTGCCTTGAAGTGTTCAATATAGACTATTCTAAGGTTCCCCAAAGACATAAACCGTTACTTTGGGCAGCAGAACACTCGGATAATGTTACAGTGGTAGGCTCCATGTTTAAGAAATCCAACCGTATGCTTTCCTTTACCAAGAAAGAGGCCTCCAAATTCGATGTAGCCCATGTGGTAAACTCGTATTATATGGATATAGAGCAGGTACTTACCAACCGTGAAATTAAGGTGTATACAAAGGAGTATTTTATCTACATGATGTATAAAGCAATCAAAGGTGAAATACAAGAATTACGCTTTAATGAAGAATATAAGTTTCTAAGTATCAAATCCGAAAATCCTGCTGAAATTATTGCCACTATTCACCTTTTTAATGCCATCAAGAAGCATAAGAACTCACAGGATATTTATCACAAATCGCTTTATGACGATTTTATGGCAAAGTTGGAGCATTACCATAAGAAGTATACGGAACGTTATCAAAATATAGTAGATAACCTTAAAAGTAAGTCTATTGAAGTGCTTTATTGTGCTGATATATCGGATGCGATTCTTAATTGTAAAGAGGATGATATACTAATCTATCAGAATGAATTTCATTCCGGCATGAAAGCTACAAGTAACGCATTGCAACGTTTCTTGATGGATGACCTCGGATGGCAAGAACGAATTAAAACGAAATATGCAGAAATAGATGAAGAACAAGTTAATTACATGGCTCTCTCGCAGCATGGATTTATGGGCAGAAGAGAGGTATTCAAAGACCAACGCACATATATTTGGTCTAATGTGGTAGAAAGTGGAGACAGCAGTTTTAAAAGGCGTACTATCATTCCTTTAAAATATAAACGACTGCCGGATGATTATATGCTTACGGATAAAAGCAAACTCCGGTTTGTACGTGCTTCTATGGCAGAGATTGATTATCTGCGTATGATTTACTTGAAAAAGGGTATTATCCTCGGTTCTGCGCCATTCTGTTACTTATGGTTCTTGGATGATTATGTGTTCGGGGCTTGTATGTTTGATTTCCTGAAGGTAAGCAAATACGGCATGGATGCAGTTTTGATGAAGTCGGATTTCGTGATAGACCATCCATTGCCCAAATTGAGTAGATTGCTAATTATGGGTGTACTTTCGTCAGAGTTCAAAGATGAATTGGACATAAGATATAAACATGAATGTGGAGTGATTGCCACTTCTGTATTTACCGATAAACCGGTAAGTATGAAGTATCGGGGAGTGTTTAAACTGCATGAACGCTGTGTTGGTAAACTCCATTACATACAAGATGCAGGTATTCGTGGAAACTTAGATGATATTTTAAAAGATTTTGTGAAAAAATACGGTGATGAGCCGAGAAAGGAATAATATGGGAAAATTCAAGATAGCGGAAGTGCAGTTATCTGACATTAAGCTGGTCAAGAAAAATGCGCATTTCATGCAGCAGGACACGTTTAATGCCTTAGTGAATAACATTCGTAGGGACGGTCAATTATCGTCTGTACCATTTTGCGTAAAGCATTCGGATGGTTCTTATACGGTAGTGAGCGGTAATCACCGAACACAAGCGGCAAAAATGGCCGGGCTTACTTCCATCCATGTTATGTACATAGATGAAGAGGAGACTACAAACGATTGGTTGCTGGCAACACAATTGTCACATAACAGTATAGTTGGGCAGGACGATGCGGAGATTTTGAAGCAATTGCTTGATGAAATAACAGATGTCGCACTGAAAGAGTATGCGCATATCAGCAATGAAGTTCTGGAAAGCGTAAAGGATATCAACTATACGGTTGAAATGCCGAATAACGAAATCGTTCCTGTAACTCTTATGTTTGTTGATACGCAGAAGGTTTCGTTTGATAAACTCATGGAAACGTTGGAATGTTATTCAGAAAAAGAGCTTGGTAATCTAACTTTGGTGGATATGGACACAATGCGCCGGTTGAATGAGGTGTCGACTAAAGTTCAAGCCAAATATAAAATCAAGGCGCAGGCACTAAGTATTTGTAAGATGTTGGAAATCGTAAACAATGTATTGGAGGGAAATAAAGATGGCACAGAAGTACAGGCTTAATACAAGGCAAAAGAAAGCGAAATTCCTAAAAGCTTTGGACGCAAGGATGCTGAATGTTACCGCAGCTTGTGAGGCTGTGGAAATATCACGCTCAATTGCTTATAAATGGAAAGCGAATGATCCAGATTTTGCCGAAAAATGGAAAGAAGTAGAAGAAAGTTTCTATGATAAGCTAGAAACGACAATGTTTGCTAAAGCTTTGACGGAACACGATAATACTATGCTTATTTGGTTAAGTAAGACTAAAATGAAGCATCGCGGTTACGTTGAAAAAGTAGAGCAAGATTTGAGTATTAATCCATTTGAGAAATTAATGCAAGAATTGCCAGACGATGAGGAATGAGCAAAAATGAAAAGTCTATACGATACATGAAAGCATGGCGAGAGGATTGGTGCAAGTTCGCTCATGATGTTCTTCATTCAAGACTAGACAAAGAGCAACAAGCTATTCTTCAATCCGTTCAGCATAATCCAATGACTGCTGTAGCATCGGGCACAGCTCGTGGGAAAGATTACATTGCAGCTTGTGCATCTATGTGCTTCATGTATCTTACTCCACGTTGGAAAGAAGGTAAGTTAGTTAAGAATACCAAGATTGCCATGACAGCTCCTACAGCTCGTCAGGTTCAAAATATAATGATACCTGAAATATCCCGTTTATTTAGAAATGCAGGGTTCTTGCCCGGACGTCTACTATCTTCCGGCATTAAAACAGATTACGAAGAGTGGTTTCTAACGGGGTTCAAAGCTGGTGATGACAACACAGAAGCATGGTCTGGTTTCCATGCTGTAAATACCATGTTTGTTGTTACTGAAGCTTCCGGTATATCAGAAGCGACATACAACGCTATTGAAGGTAACTTACAGGGTAATTCCCGCTTTCTCATAGTGTTCAATCCTAATGTTACTACCGGTTACGCAGCTCGTGCCATGAAGTCTGACCGTTTTGCAAAATTCAGACTTAGCTCTCTAAATGCAGAAAATGTAGTAAAGAAGCAAATTGTAATACCCGGTCAAGTGGATTATGAATGGGTAAAAGACAAGGTAATAAATTGGTGTTCTCCCATTCAAAAAACAGATTTCAATGAGGGAGAAGGCGATTTCAATTGGGAAGGTAAACTATACAGACCTAACGATTTGTTTCGCGTCAAGGTACTTGGTATGTTTCCTAAAGTGTCGGAAGATGTTCTCATCCCTTATGAATGGATAGAAATAGCAAACAGGAATTGGCAGGAGTTACAGGAAAATGGTTTTATCCCAGCCAAATCTTGTAAGTTAGGTGTTGACGTTGCCGGTATGGGACGCGATAACAGTGTGCTTTGTCCGCGATACGGTAACTACGTTTCTCAATTTGAAGTTCATCAATCTGCCGGGCGTGCGGATCACATGCATGTGGTAGGTATGATGATTCCCTATCTAAAGAAGAAAGGAGCAAAAGCATTTATTGATACTATTGGAGAGGGAGCAGGTGTCTATTCTCGTTTGTTAGAAGAAAAATTTACAAACGCTTTTTCATGCAAATATTCGGAAGGGGCAGATGGCTTACACGATATTACTGGCGAATATGAATTTGCAAATATGAGAGCATACCTATATTGGGCTTTACGTGACTGGCTTAATCCTAAAAATGGTTTTGGTGCCGCTCTCCCACCCTGCGATCAGTTAATGGAGGAGGCTACCGAAACCAAGTGGAAGTTCCTTAGTAATGGAAAGATTATCATTGAGCCTAAAGAAGATATCAAAAAACGTATTAAACGTTCTCCTGACTATATGGATGCATTAGCGAATACGTTTTATCCTAGAGATTATAGCTTTATTAGTGATGAAGAGTTGCTTAAAGACTTTTTGTAGTTGTGTTTTTTTAGTACCTTTGTAACCGAAAACACTCCTTGTTTGTGTTTTCATTGCTCTTATGTGCGCTGGCTTGTGAAAGTCGGCGCATTTCTATTGTACGGTGAGCTGTTTTCTTATTGTGCACCTACCTTAGAGGCGTGCAGAGAAAGACGGAACAAATGGCTGCAAAGTCATTGATACAAGTTATGGTAAGTGATTTGGAAGAGAGAGTATCGCATACCCTCTCTTTGTTTCTGGTATTATTTTCCAACAAGTAATAGTAACAGCCAAAAAATACCTAATACTATGGCAATAAATTCGTATGGATCTTCTCTTAAATAATTAAGAAAAAATTTAATTTCTTGTATTATTTTTTGCATATATATTATTTTACAAAGCTATTTCGTGTTCAAGTTCTTTAGATATGGCTTTATTGATAAACTCATTAATTGTTGTTCCAGTGCTGGAAGCAAAAGCGGCTACACGGGAATGTAAGTCTGGTGACATACGTAGATTTAACTTCCCACTATAAGGCTTTTCAGGCTGTATATTTCTTTCTTTACAGTTTTCAAGATAAAAGTCTATAGATTCCTCAAAGTCTTTACGGACCTCATCTACAGACTTTCCTTCATAAAGGATTGACGCTTTTCTCATCCCTTGCACTTTGCCAAACAGACAATTGTCTTCCGGACTGTATTCTACAGAACCGGAATATCCTTTGTATTTTAAAAGTCCCATACTACTTTGTTTTAGATTGTTTATATTTCTCAATCAAATTGTTTTTCTTTATATGCTCAATTATTCCTTTTATCACGTATGATTTCAAAATGCTTCCGGGATGTGGCTTATGTAAAATGAAAGGAGCTTCTTCGTCTGGTCCTATAAACTCAACACGGGAACCTGATGTAGCACCTTTGTTGCTTTCCTTGTATCCAAAAATCCCGAATAAGCGTTTTGCTTCATCATAGGTAAAATCCTTTGGGCATGACAAAATACGTTCTATTAGTTTTTCCTTTGTACCCATAATCGTTTGTTTATGCAAAGGTACTAAAAATAGTACCAAATACAAACAGATAATATAAAATATTGTATTTAAGGTAAGTTTTTCTGTTGAATGTGACATTTTTACAGCCACTTTTATTATATTTGCATCATAGCATTTGATGCTAACGTGCTCCTTCACGTTACCGGGTAGTACGTATTGTGCTATCCGGTTCCTTTTTGGAGCAGTATCATGTGTAACTAATCACCGTATGAAGGAGTACGGAACTACATTATGAACACAATTAAAATTTTTGAGAATGAGCAATTCGGAAAGGTAAGAATTGCGATGGGTGAAAATAACGAACCTTTCTTTTGCTTGGCAGATGTATGCCAGATTTTGGATTTGATTCCCAGTAAGGTAGCGCAAAGATTAGATAAGGATGTACTTTCAAAGTATCCCCTTGAAACAGCCGGTGGAATCCAACAGGCAAATTTTGTTGATGAGGATGGTTTGTATGATACAATATTGGATAGTCGTAAGCCTGAAGCTAAAAAGTTCCGCAAATGGGTAACAAGCGAAGTGTTGCCATGTATCCGTAAGACAGGTGGCTACATCGCTACCAAAATGGACGACACTCCAGAAGAAATCATGGCACGTGCGCTTATTGTGGCACAAGAAACACTGAAACGAAAAGAACAGCGTCTTATAGAGGCTGAGCAGAAGATCCAAAAAGATGCTCCTAAAGTCCTTTTTGCCGATGCTGTATGTACCTCTCAACGTTCGTGCCTTATTGCTGAATTGGCAAAAATTCTCCAACAGAACGGAGTGAATATCGGTCAGAACCGTTTGTTCGGTTGGATGCGAGAGAACGGTTATCTTTGCCAAAAAGGTGATTATTATAATCAGCCAACGCAGAAATCTATGAAATTGGGACTTTTTGAGTTGAAGAAAACATCAATTACCAAGCCGGATGGTTCGGTATTGGTAACAACCACTACCAAAGTAACCGGCAAAGGACAAATATATTTCGTGAATAAATTCCTATCTAAATAATCAATATAAAAAAAGGTGTCAAGTGACACTTTACTATATTTATGGACGAAATAACAGCTATATTAGACATTACGCGCCCGGTTGATAATATCATCAACGACTTAAAAGGAAAGTCAGTCTATGTCCCCTCATGGGATAATCTTATTAAAGACTATGAACCAACATTGCATTCGATAGTAAATGATAACATTGGTCGAAAAGATAAGGTAAAATCTGATGGTACGGTAGAAAAAGCTTCCCGTATTTATATCGGTCTTGAAAAACTCCTTACAAAACGGATGACAGAGTTTATGTTTTCCATTCCAGTAAAACGTGTCTATCATAATATTGAGAACAATGAAACTCGCCAACAAATAGCGAAAGCAATTGAGAATATATACAAGTATGCTCGTATAGACAGTGAGAATATTAAACGTGGCAACGCCTATTTTGCGTCATGCGAGGTATTTACCATTTGGTATACGGTTGAAAATCCCAATTCTCTATATGGTTTTCAAAGTAAATTTAAGCTGAAATGCAAGACCTATTCCCCGATGGAGGGCGTCGGGCTGTATCCGTTGTTTGACGAGTTGGGAGATATGGTTGCTATGTCTTTTGAATACAAGAAGAAAGTCAAGGACGAAGAAATTGCTTTTTTTGAAACATATACTTCTAAGATCCATTACAAGTGGAAGCAGCAAGGATCTGGGTGGGAACAAATCAAAGCGGAACCAATAGCTATATTGAAGATCCCCGGTGTTTATGTTCATCGCCCAGTTCCTATTTATCATGGTTTGTCTTATTTGCGTAATGAGATAGAATATACCCTTTCTCGTAATAGTGATGTTATCGCCTACAACAGTGCTCCTATCCTTAAAATTGCAGGGGCTACACAAGGAAAAGAAGATAAGGGGGAAAGCCGTAGGATATTCCGTGTTGAAAATGGAGGTGATGTGTCTTATGTTTCATGGTCTCAGGCTATCGAAGCACTAAAGTACCATGTAAGTACCCTGATTAGTCTATTCTGGTCACAATCACAAATTCCGGATATATCATTCGAGAACATGAAAGCATTAGGAAATATCGGGTTTGATGCTAGACAGACCTTGCTGACTGATGCCCATCTGAAAGTAGGTGATGAAAGTGGTGATTGGATAGAATCGTTTGAGCGTGAATGCAGTGTAATCAAGGCTTTCTTGAAAAGCATGAATACTTCATGGGTTAAAGAGATTGACAATGTAGAAGTTGAGCATGTCATTACTCCGTTTATCCAAATGGACGAGGATGCAATGACTGATAGACTTATAAAACAGAATGGTGGCAAGCCAATCAAGAGCCAGTTGCAAACTATTAGAGAAGCTGGTTCTAATAATGCGGAGGCAACTTTGGATCAGATACATAAAGAAGATGCGATGGATTTACAAGCAAAACAATCAAGAATGAACGGTTTATTTGAAAGTGCGGAATAACATGAAAGTACCAATAGATAATATGACCTTTGCCGAAAGCGAATACCTTAGAGGAAATAAAGTATGGAAAGCCCAGACACTTTATAATTTCGCGAAAGCAAAGGAATACCCTGTACGTGATATGCCATTGTGGAATATAGACCTGACTGTTGAACCGTTTGAGTGCAGCCAGCTTCATAGTTTTATCTTTCAATGCAAACGTGTTCGTGATTGTTCTTTAGACTACCCTATTATACTGGATGAAGTAGGACAAATAGCAGATGGATACCATAGATTATGCAAAGCTATTTTAGAAGGTAGAAAAACGATTAAGGCTATCAGGCTGCTGGAAATGCCGGCACCTGATAGAATTGAGGAGGGATAAATATGAAAAGACATTCAAAGATAATTACGGTAGAATATGTAGTACAAGATTGTCCTATCTGTGGCAAAATTATAGTGAAGCATTATTTATATCCGATGGTTGATAAAAGAAAGAACAAATTTGTATATGGCAAAAAAAGTAATAACACAATCTAAGTATCATTGTAGGGATTGCGTGCATAGCTATGACCGGCACGAGAAGAACTTGAAAGGTGAGTTCTTCATGTGTCGTTGTCCGTTTTTCACTTCCAGCCGCTTTCTTAACCGTGACGTATGTGACAAGTTCAATAAGAAATGAGTCAATCTTAAAAACAGAAAAATATTTTTTGTTTTATCCCCGTGATTTTTCTGCCTACTCTAATAAATAGATTAAAAACAAACCAATATGTCAAAACCTAAGATTCCGAATCAAAAGAAAAAATATCAAGAGCTTAACACAAGGCTGAATAAATATGTAGCTTTAGTGGAGCATATATATGATGTTCTGAATTTGGAAGCTGCTAAAGCTGTATTACGCACTGATTATTCATCTGATAGTGAAAATCCTTTTAAATGGTCTGATTACCCACAGACTAAAAAACAGATAGAGGATATACAGGCTCAATTTGTTAATTATATTCATACGATTATCTATCGAGGTATTAGTGAAGAATGGAAAAATAGTAATGAAGTGCAAGACTTGATGGCAAATAAAGTTCTAAGGGCTTATAATGCCCAAGTTGATGGGGAAAAATACAAAGTCTTATATCAAGTAAACTCTGATGCTTTGAAAGCGTTCCAAAACCGCAAGGATAAAGGCTTTAATGTCTCTGCCAAACTTTGGCAACAATCCACCATTTATAAACAAGAACTTGAAGCAGCTATATCTTGCGCTATTCAGAAAGGAACAAGTGCTATTACTTTGAGTAAACAAATCTCTAAATATCTGCTTGATTTTCCATCACTGCAAAAAGATTATAAAGACAAGTATGGTAGTGCAGAACATTTAAAGGATTGCGAATACCATTCTATCCGACTGGCTCGATCTGAAATTAACATGGCTTACCGGACTGCTGAAAATGAGCGTTGGAAACAAATGGATTTCGTTGTGGGGTACGAAATAAAGCTAAGCTCTTCACATCATCACCGTATGCCACATGGGGATATATGCGATAGGTTAGCAGGTAAATATCCTAAAGATTTCGTTTGGACTGGCTGGCATCCGAATGATTTATGCTATAAAATACCTATCCTTAAAACAGAAGAAGAGTTTTGGGAATGGGATGGTAGAAGTGAATCTACGACTGAAAGTGTGAATGAAGTCAAGGATGTACCGAATGCATTTAAACAGTGGATTGGCACAAATTCCCAACGCATAGCAGATGCAAAGAGAAATGGAACTTTGCCATATTTTTTAAAGGATAACCCGTCATATCTTAAATAATAACTGCTTATATACAGATACATTCAGTTTCATAACACGGAGTACAAGATTATTTTCGTACTATGTGTCTTATTATAATAGTTTAACAATTAAAGTGAAGTAAAAAGAATCACTTTTCGTATATTTGCATAAAGCATGTGAAGTTACATGCAACCGAACTTGTCGTGAATACATTCATTGCTCTTAATGTATGATTAAGAAGGTTGACGGTCTGCTTGCATGTAATGTTTTGCAGGCCGTTTTTATTAATTAAAACATTGTACAATGGATAGAAAACAACAGGTTTTGTTGAAATTGAAACCGAAAGTGAAGGCGTTCGGGTTCAATAAAAAAGAGGTGATGGGTATCGCTGCTAGAATTGCCGATAACCTAACCTCCACAGATGATGCCTCCGATGAGGACGTAAACGCAGAAATTGAAGCAGCTATTGATGCGGTTCTCCCCTACCTGCAAGTCAGCCAGTCTTTTGCAAATCGAGTAATCGAAGAAAACCGCAAAAAGAATGGCGATGACGAAACCGATGACGGCGATGATACATCATCGAACACTTCAAACAATCGTCAGACGGGTTCAAACAAAAATGATCCTCGGCAGAATAAAAGTAATGATGATGCTCCAGCATGGGCAAAGGGATTGCTTGACAAGGTTGATACACTTACCAATGAAATTTCGGTATTGAAAGGTGAAAAAGTCACTACATCAAGAAAATCCAAGCTCAACGAGTTGCTCAAAGATTCGGGTTCTTTCGGCAGTCGCATCCTGAAAAGTTTCGACCGCATGAAATTTGAAACCGAAGAGGAGTTTGACGAGTTTTATTCGGAAGTTGAGGAAGACCTGAAGAATTACAACCAAGAATGTGCAGATGCAGGTTTGTCTACATTGGCTAATCCGCCTGCCGCAAGTGGTAAAAGTTCGGGAAAACAAGATGAAGTGATTAGTGACGCTGAAATCAAAGCGTTGGCTGACACATTCTAAACATTAACAAAAAACTAAGTATTAAAAATGGGTGCAACAGCAAATTTAGCAAGTGAATTGCAGGTGATTACTTCTGGTCTTGATTCGGTTGTAATCAGACGATACGGTGCTGGTATCATTGGTGGTCGCACGCTTGATGTCAGTGGTTATCCATATGATGTAATTAAGGCTGGTCATGTTATTATCGCATCAGATGATGACGAAACACTATTCAAACCTATGCCGCTAAAAGCATCGAATTATGCTCAATATGATACATTGCCCGGTAGCCATCATTATGTAGGTGTATTGGTAAGAAGCGTTACAAAGGATGCTCCTTTAGCAGCAATCATGTACGATGGTGAAGTGAATGATAAAGCAAGTCCGTATTCAGTGGATGATATCAAAACTGCAATGAAGACGGAGTTGCCTGGATTAGTATTCATGCACGATTAAAAGAGGAGGTAAAAAATGGTACAATCACAATTTGTGGAGTACATCAGAAAAATCTTTCCGAGACTCCAGAATGTAGTAGATACAGTGAACGGCAAGCGGAACGGTGACAACAAACGCACCTATTTGCATAAATCTATGTTGAGAAAGGTTTATTCGGCAGACCAGAAATGGTCTAACGCTGCGGTAAACACTACTTATGTAGCAGCCGACATGGTGTCGATGAACTCGCCACTTCCGATTAAAAGCCGCGATGCCATTGCTCACGCCAATGGTTCTCTGCCGAAAATCGGTATGAAAAAAATCATGTTTGAATCGGATATCAATACCGTTAACATAATGAAAGCGCAAGGTGCGGAATGGACGAACATCGCGAATAAGCTGACTTCCGACCCGATTGCTTGCTCTGTCGGTATTGACGAACAGAATGAAGCGAACTTCCTGACCGGATTGTCTAATGGCATTGTAGCTGTGGAGGATGAAAACAATACCGGTACGGCTTTGCGTATCAATTTCGGCTATCTGCCTGAAAACTGTTTTGGTGTTGAGACGCAGAATGAGCTTACGCTTGATGACATTAAGCGTGTATTGGCTTATGCTGACAATAACGGCGACACAATCATCACTATCTGCATTGCATTGTCAACCTACAACAAGTTGCGTCAGACGCAAGGGGCAAAAGAACTGGTAGCCAATTATCGCGGTCAGACTTTTGACAGTAATACAAAGCTCCCTGTTCCGACAGCATCTTTGTTTGACGAAGCATTTGCGGATGATAACAACGGGGTTGCTTTCCTGAAAATTGACCGTTCAATCATCTCAGAGAAGAACGGCAAAAGGAAACCGTACAAGCCGTGGAACCAGAACAAGTTGATTTTCCTTACCACAGAAGAAGTCGGTGCTTTGGTGTGGGGAACGCTTGCGGAAAAGACAAATCCGGTAGAGGGTGTTGTTTATTCAACCGTTGATGAGTACAAACTCATCAGCCGTTACAGAACAACGGAGCCGTTTACCGAAACTACGAGTGGGCAGGCTCTTGTGCTCTCTGTTATTGAGAACGTGGATCAAATCTACTCTCTTGATATTTCGGAAGCTCAGGCGGTAGATACCTCAGCTGAAACTTCTGACAGTACGGATGTGAAAATCACTATTTGGGGAAATACTTACAAGGAGCCGGAGTTTGTCAAGGAATTCAATAAAATAACAGGCAAAAATCTAGCTTCAACTATTGCAGATGACAAGCTGATTGCCGCCGTGAACAGGCTGAATGACTTTGACGAAGCGAAATTGAAATCCGCAGTTGAATCTCATAAATCAGAATAAGCCATGAAGACAATACAGCAAGCTCTCGTAGACGAAATACACTATCCGATTTCTATCGGTTTTGTAGAGAATGTGATGATTAAACGTAATCTCAATGGTGATGATGAGTTTGGTTATGATATAGATCATTCTAACGAATACCAGGGAGCTTTAGCTGATTGTCTTTGGTCTTTGGTCCAGGCTATCAATTTCTCTGAAGCAGACAAGTCCTTCGGGGCTTTATCTGATAAAGATAAAGAACGGATACTTTTACGTGTTAACTCCATTTACAAGACTATTGGTGAACCTTTAGTAGAACTGGAGGCAAAACCAACGGTATATGTAGGTGATTGTTTGTTGTAGTATGGCTGTTTTGAGTAGAAATCCACATCGTTTGCAATACCTTGTATCTGCTTCAGGATACGAGGATGAAAACGGAGATTACCATTCGGGTGAAGAACATTGGGAAGGTGAAATTCCCTGTGATGCTGTTCCTGCCGGTGAATCGGATGAAAGGGAATTTGAAGATGGCATAATACGTAAATACTCTTATGAGGTTTGTAATATACCAGCAAACTGCCGTGCTTTTACAATAGGAGATAGAGTCAAGATAAGTCTGCTCGGAGGAATAGAAAGAGAATTTGAAGTGAAAGGTTTTCATCGTTACCAGCTTCAGTGCAAAATTTGGGTTTAGGATATGGGTATAAGAATGGCTACCAAACTTGATGAAATTCATAATACACTTATGAGGGAGGCACAACGGGTTGAAAGGCTAACAATACGCGCTTTGTCGTATCTTGGAGAACAATGTGTTATCAGGGTACGTGATAGAGGTGGTGATAAAAGTTGGTATGATCAGTCTGGTAATTTGCGTAGCTCAGTTGGCTATGTAATAGCCCATAATGGCAGTATTATCCAATACTCAGACTTTAATCAGGTGAAGCAGGGTTCACAAGGTGTAAAAGTCGGCAAAGACTTAGCAGAAGAACTGGCTAGAAGATATTCCAATGACTATGCTCTTGTTATTGTTGCCGGAATGAATTATGCTGAATATGTGGAAGCGATGGATAACAAGGATGTGCTTGCGTCAACGGAGCTATGGGCAATAGACCAAGTACCCAAGATGCTTGAAAAATTAAAGATACAGATTGCTAAATGATGAAATCGGACATTGAAATATCAAAATTTGTATATCACAAGATTAAAGGATCAATCCTTGAAAGAAGTGTAACCGGGAAATTGAGTGATAGGGGTAGACCAGATAAATCGGACAAGGAGGATATTGTCATATCTGTACTTGCCAATGAGGGATGCGGTCAGATCCAGCGAGCTTATGTGAATGTCAATGTTTATGTTAGGGACCAATGGAATTCTAGAACAAAAGCATGGGAAAAGCATACACTCCGTATAGGGGAATTGTGTGACTTGTGTAAGTTTCTCTTTTATATACGTAAAGAAGAGTTTCATACAGTTCCTAAAGAATGTAGTCAAAAAGTCATGTCTACCGGTGTTTCTTTTGAGGATGGACACACGGAACATTTCATCAACAACAAGCTGTATATTGAGATAAATAACGAATAAGTATTAACTATATTAAGCAATATAGAACTATGGCAGTAATTGGATGGGGTAAGCCCCGTATTTTTATTAAAGACCTTGATGCAGTATCACCTGCATGGGAAGAATTGCCTACTCCGGTAGAGGATTCCACACAGTTGACAACGACAAAAGGTGACAAGAAAGAAGCAAAGATTGAAGGAGGAGAGAACGAGGATGTAAAGTATGGAAAAAACACCTATGCTCTTACTTTCAATATTCGTGCTGCAAAAGGGCGTAAGCGTCCTATAAGTGATAGTGATGGAGTGGTAGCACATAATTATGCTGTTGCTTTACAGCCTGAAGATCCTGATGTTCAGGGATTCTGTATGGAAAAAACTACCGTTTCTGTTGAGGATTCATTTACAGCGGCAGATGGTGGTATTTGGGCGTATACCTTTGATGCTTTGAAGCCGGGTTCGGACAAAAAACAGATTCAATGGGGTAAGATTATAACAACGCCTACTTCTGGTAAGCCGACTAAGGTTGAATGTGACCCAGAAGATGAATCTGGAGATGGAGATAAATTTGAAGTTGCTCCTAATCCTAGTTAGGTGGATAGTTTTTCAGGATGATAGCCTGCCGTGGGGGCTTTATACCCACGTGTATTGCGGAAATGGTGTAATGGATGCACGTATGTCTACCAGGCATTAGGTTACAGTTCGAATCTGTGTTTCCGCTCGATTTTGAAAATTTGGTTTGTTATTCATATGTCTTTTCATGCCGGTTGTCTGTGAAGATATCCGGCATTAATTAAAAAAACAAGAACCGTTATGTTAGAAGATGGGAAACTTATAGACATGGACATTGCGGATACTATAATTGAACGTCCACATGGTTTTAAAGTAAATCAACGTCAGTTTTATCTATATCCGGTTACTCTTGGAAAAACATACCTAATATCAAGGCTTGTGGAGTGTCTTGGCATAAATCTGGAAATTATCAAGGCTAATCCGTATATGGAAGCGTTGAGAATATGTCAGGAAAAAAAAGAAAGCGTGTGCCGTATTTTGTCCTATCATACCATCAATAAGAAAGAAGAATTGTTTGATTATGATTTTGTACAAGAAAGATGTAATTTCTTCTATAAAGAAATAGATAATGACAGTATGGCACAACTATTGGTTATGGTATTGTCAGAAGGAGACATATCAGCATATATAAAACACCTTGGAATAGATAAGGAAAAAGAATGGCAAGCAAAAGCCATGAGAGCCAAGAAGGATAATAATTCTCTTACATTTGGCGGCAAAAGCATATATGGCACATTGATAGATACAGCTTGTCAACGGTACGGATGGACTTTTGAATATGTTGTTTGGGGTATTAGCTATGCCAATTTACAATTGCTCCTTGCCGATTCCGTAACGTCCATATATTTGTCTGACGAGGAACGTAAGCGAGTTAACATACCTCAAGACCGTGATATCATCAATGCCGATGACCCTGCAAATATGGCAAAAATCAAAGCCATGAAATGGGATTAAATACGACAAATAGAACAGTGCGATAAATAAAAGGCAAAAAAATCACGAGGGTTATACAAAAACTCTCGCGATTTATCGGTGAAATAGGATAATCAGAAAATGACTATTCTACTATTACTACGGTATTGTTTGCTACTGATGCATCAAACTCATAACCGATTTTCATCTCAGCCTTGGAACCACAAGGCAGAGGGATACAGGTGCAGCAGAATATTACAACAGATAAAGGAGTCCTGTTTTTTCCTGTTATATATACTTCAGATGATGAGAAGTTCACATTATCACCAGATGGCAAAGTTAAATAGCGCATCCTGATTCCTAATCTTCCCTTGGTTCCAAACCATGCAGATCTTTTCGCCTCATACACTACCCCCTTGGCTATAGTTCCGGCCGGTATGGCTACAACCTTGTCTATGATAACATCTCTGGAAACTTTAAAATCAATATTCTGCCCCTCATGTGCTTTGGAGGCTCTGACATTACTTATGGATTCCAAAGGAACAATTGTACCAGCTTTAATGATAACTTCTTTTTTTTCTTGAGCAAAAGCTGTTATTGAATAAAGAAATACGGTCAGTAAAAATAAAACTTTCTTCTTCATAATGTAAATACTAATGTTAATTTTAATGTTCACAACTTTTTATTGCCATTTTAAGTGCTTCTTCAAGTCTGTCTGCATATTTGAATATATCATCCATGTTGTCAATCTGAATCCATTCACAACTCTTATATTGGTCTGCCGGTATTCCTATTTGCTTTTTTCTTGCTCCAATAGAAACACGGCATATCCAGAACCATTGGCTGTTATCGATATTTACAACGAAGTAACTTTTATAGTCTTTATAGGTTATGCGTGACACATCCACGCTTTTTCTTAAAATGCTTCTTACGATGTTGTAGGCATCTAATTCCTCTTGTGTTGTTACGACACCGGATTCTTTATCCATGTATACAACTCCGTCCGGGAGTTTCTCTTCTGTATCTTCTGTGGAAGTATTTATGGATGTATTGTCTATCGTTTGGAGTGAGTCAGATGTTTGCTCGCTGTTTTTTATAGCTGTATTTAGTCTATCTGAAATAATATCATTAATAACAGATGTGATGGATTTCTTTACGAGTGGTGTAAACATATCTATCACCTTCGATGTGATTTGACCTGAAGTATAGGCTTGACGTGCGAAGAATCGAACAAATTCTGCTGTAGGTGATGCAAATTCGTTATTCAATATTGATTTTATTTCTGTCGTGTATTTCAATTCGTTTGCCGTACTTAGAACATCCTCTTCATTGTAATATGACTTATGGAATTTCTTTAGTTGCTCTATATCCGCATCTGATAAGTCAAGCATGTTCACGATAAGAAAAGGTTTCTCATCCATAATATTGATTTTCTCCAAGTCGGTGTAAAATCTATATTCTATCCCATTGGTAAGCACGCCAAAACGGGCTTTTGACGCTACAAAATATTTTTGTAGTTGGGTGTCATGCAGGTTTAGGTCTTGCTTGCAGTGTTTGCATTCTATAAGAAGTATAGGATTTTCATCCTTCATTATGGCATAATCGATTTTTTCTCCTTTTTTCTTTATTAAGTCACAATCCATTTCAGGCACGACCTCAAAAGGGTTAAAAACATCGTATCCTAAGGCTGCAATCATTGGCATTATAAATGCGTTTTTTGTAGCTTCTTCTGTAGCTATCTTGTCTTTTTGTTTTTTTATATTATCAGATAGCCGTACAACTTGATCCTTAAAATCCATTGCTCTGCTTTTTACGTTGTAATATTTTACAAATATATATTTATATAATAATATAAACAAAATTAAAGATGGGAAAATAAACCGTTGAATATATTTTGTGTGTTTTGTGACTCTAACTATGTCATTTATTGTTATATTTGCAATGCCGTGTGATGTTGCACGGAACTATTTCTATCGAAAAGACCTATGGCTGGAATACATTTTGACATTACAGGTGATAATTCTAATTTCTTACGTAGACTTCGTGAAGTAGAGAATGGTGTAAAAAACACGTCCAAGCAAATAGAGCAAAGCGGTTTAGGTATTGAAGAACTGTTTAACCGTATGACTAGAGCTGCCGCAGCATTCGGAGCTGGTTTTACTGCAAAAGAATTAATTTCAAATATTGCACAAGTCCGAGGAGAATTCCAACAATTGGAAGTTGCATTTAAGACAATGCTTGGCAGTGAGGATAAGGCTAATGCCCTCATGCAGCAATTGGTAAAAACGGCTGCTACCACTCCTTTTGACCTTCAAGGCGTAGCAAATGGAGCTAAACAACTTCTTGCTTATGGAGAAAATGTTGAAAACGTAAATGACGACTTGATACGTCTTGGAAACATAGCCGCCGGCCTTTCTCAGCCACTTGGTGATATTGTGTATTTGTATGGTACTACCATGACGCAAGGACGGTTATATACCGCAGATTTAAATCAGTTTACAGGTCGTGGTATTCCTATGATTCGCGAATTGGCAAAAGTATTCGGAGTAGCAGAAGGAGAAGTAAAAAGTTTAGTTGAAGCAGGGAAAGTGGGATTCCCGGAAGTCCAGAAAGTCATCCAAAACCTTACAAATGAGGGAGGAATGTTCTACAACCTTATGCAAGAACAGTCCAAGACAATCACTGGGCAAATTTCTAATATAGAGGATGCTGTTTCCACCATGTTCAATGAGATAGGGAAAGCCAATGAAGGAATTATAAACGAAGCTCTGTCCGGTGTTTCTTATTTGGTTGAGAATTATGAGAAAGTGGGAAAAGTTCTTGTTGGTCTTGTAGCAACTTATGGCGTATATAAAGTGGCTGTGATGACAGTCACGGCTTTGCAAGCTTTACAAGCTTCAGGTATTGCCGCTCTAACTATTGCCGAACGTGCCCACTACGGATGGCTGGTTTTGCAAACAACGGCACAAAAAGCTTTGAACGCTGTTATGTTTACTAATCCGTATGTGTTATTGGCAACTGCTGTTGTAGGGCTTGGAGCTGCAATGTGGTCGTTATCCGATAATACAACGTCAGCAGAACGTGCTTTAGATTCATATAACAAGAAAATAGAAAAACTCAACACGGACGAGGAAGATCGGAAACGTACTTTGGAAGGTCTTGTTAGCACCATTAATAGCGAGGTGGAAGCCGATGTTACTAAACTCAAAGCTTTAAAAGATATTGAGGAACTATACCCAGCACTCTTTAGGAAATATGTTGATGAGAAAGGTCATATACAGGATTTGATTGGTTTTTGGAAGGCATATAATGAAGAAGTTGTAAAATCCAGAACACAGTCAAAACAGGCTATAGTCGAGTCCTTGGAACAACAGATAAAAAGTGCGGAATGGGCTTATAATTTAGCTAAGAAGGAGAACAACCGTTCCGAAATGAAGGTTCAGGCACAGCGTATCGAAGACCTGAAAAATGAATTGGCAAACGCAAGAAAGGATGTCTTGTCGGAAATCAATGCCCAATTGGAAGTTGAGAACAGACAGGAAACAAAAGAAACTACATATCAGGAAGATTTGGCAAATGCTAAAGCCGAATGGGAAAAAGCGAAAAAAGGGTATGAGTCATTAATCAAAGATCAGACGGCTACATCGAAACAGGTGAAAGAAGCCAAAGATAAGATGGAGGCATCCGAAAAGGCATACAAGGATCTGGGCGGAGTAACTGGAAGCGCACTGACCAGACAGGAAAATCTAGCAAAAAAGCAAAAGGAAAATCAGGAAAAGCTGGACGAACAACTTCTTTCACTTCGCCGTCAGAACCAACAGGATGAAATCAACCTGATGAAAGAAGGCACGGAAAAGAAGTTGGAACAGATTGACTTTGATTATCAAAAACAGCTTGATGCGATAAGAAAACAGGAGGAAGAATGGAGCAAAGCCGGTAATGGCAAGTTGACCGACAAGCAGGCACGGGAAATCTCGGAAGCTTATGCCAATGCCGAAAGCATGAGGGATAAAGATATTACTAATGTAACCAAGGAGCAACTTAAAGCCGAACAACAGGCTTTGAACGATTACTTGAAAGAATATGGCACGTTTCAGCAACAGAAATTGGCTATCGCCCAAGAGTATTCGGAAAAAATAAGGAAAGCGCAGGAAGAAAGCGGTGCTAATAGTGCACAAGTAAAGTTGTTGGAGAAACAACGTGATGTTGCCATACAGAACAAGGAAACGGAAGCCATAAAAGCCAATATAGATTGGGTTACTGTGTTTGGTGAGTTTGGTTCCATGTTTTCCGACATGGTAAAGCCTGCCTTGGACGAAGCAAAAAAATATGTACGGACTGACAAGTTCAAGAACTCCGATCAGGCAAGCCAGAAATCATTGATTGACGCCATCAGCCAGATGGAAAAGTCTTTGGGTGGTACAAGTGGAGTCAACTTCAAGAAACTTGGAGAGGATGTAAAAGCCTATCATACAGCCGAACAAAACCGTATCAATGCCATAGAGATTGAAACAGCCGCTTTGGAAAAACTAAAGAAATCACAGGATGATTACGCCAAAGCACAGAAGAGTGGAACAGAAGAAGAAAAGCAGGTTACAGCGAATGCCCTTGATATAGCACGACAGAATGCTGACATTGCATCCGCCAATGTAAAGACACAGACGGATATCGCCAATCAGGCCCAGCGTAATGTGACTGATACCGCCACCAGACTGAAAGCAAGTATGGAAAATTTGTTGGGAGGCTTGCAGCAGATTTCATCCGGAGGGTTGTATAACGCATATAGTGGAATTATCAAAACCGTGAACGGATTCAAGGACGTCATAGGTAAGACATCGGAATCGCTTCAAGAAGTTCCCATTGTCGGATGGATTTTGTCTATTATTGACGTACTCAAAGACGGATTGAGTGATCTTGTCGGTGGTCTGCTTGATGCTGTTCTAAATGCGGTCAGTGGGATTATCAGTGATGTTTTGTCTGGAGACTTGTTTGTTACAATTGGGAATTCATTGAAAAATGGAATAGGTAATATCCTTAATGCGATTTCTTTCGGTGGTTTTAATTCTTTGTTTGGTATTGGCGGTAATAAAAAAGAGGTCGAGGAAGCTATCAACAGATTGACAGACCGTAACGAAACGTTACAAACTGCCATTGAAGACTTGACTGACGAAATGAAGGCAAGCAAGGGAACGCAGTCTGTTGCCGCATACCGGGATGCTTATAAGTATCAAAAAGAAACTATTGATAATTATAAGCGTATAGCGCAGGAACAAGCACGTTATTCTGGTTCTCATCATAGTTGGAATTATTATTGGGGCGGTTTTTCTCAGGAACAGATAGACCGTCTGAGTGGAAAGATTGGTCGTGATTGGAATGGTGATATCTGGAATCTTACCCCAGAAGAAATGAAAATGCTCCGTGAGACAGTAGATATGTGGGAAACCATTCAGAATACCGGCAAAGGTGGATACGGTGATCGTCTGACTGATAAGTTGAATGACTATATTGATCAAGCTGGTACGTTGGAAGAACTGACGAATGAACTTTACGAGGGTCTGACTGGAATGTCATTTGATTCTATGTATGATAGTTTTGTAGACAATCTTATGGATATGAAATACGATGCGAAGGCAGCATCGGAAGATATATCAGAATACTTTATGCGTGCCATGCTTTCCAATAAGATTGGTGAGTTATACAGTGAAAAGTTGGAGGAATGGTGGAAAAAGTTTGGTGCCAGCATGGAGGATAACGAGCTGACCGAAGAGGAAAGGAAAGCCTTGCAAGATGAATATATGAAGTATGTGGATGAAGCCATGAAACTGCGTGATGAGCTTGCTGCCGCAACCGGATATGACAAGATTTCACAGGAATCCTATTCCCAATCTTCTTCATCAAGAGGGTTTGGCACTGAAATGACACATGAAGATGCAGGAGAACTAAGCGGTAGGTTTACAGCATTGCAGGTTTCAAATGAGGAAATAAAGAGCCAGATGATAAATGTTGTTGTCGGCATAGGATCTTTGGTTTCTATTTCAACGGAGGGCAATGCTACGTTGGGTAACATCTTGAATCAGCATGTGATTACTAACGGTTATTTGGAAGATATCGTAAAATACACAAAGCCTATCCTTGAATTAGGATCGAAATTAGATAAGATAGTAGATAATACTAAAAATATGTAACATGGAAGGAGAATTTTATATAAATGATAAGGATGCTTATACCACATGGGGAATAAGTATGGATACCTCTTCTTTATCGGCGTTAATGACACCACCGCCGATGAAAGAGTTTATAGAAAACAAGTCACGTCTGGAAAACGGCAAGCGAGTTATAACTTCAGATTCCAAGATTGACGAAAGGAATATTACACTTACATTTAATCTTACGGCTAAAAGCGAAGATCTGTTTTTTGTTAGATATAATTCTTTTTGTGAAGAACTCGCCACTGGGGTATTACATATCAGAAGCAAATATCAGCCAAATGTTGTGTATAAGACTATTTATTTGTCATGTAACCAATTTACACAGTTTATGAGGGGAATCGCTAGTTTTTCCTTGAAATTAGTGGAACCTAATCCTGCGGATAGGACAATATGATTTTTTCTTTGAATATAATTGCTATCATGTGATTTATTTGTATATTTGCTACATAACATTGTATGAAGCTATACAATACTCGTATGGGACTAATAGACATTAAAAACATATCAGGAGATATTCGTTTCTCCACAGACTTCAACGTTGGTTCGATAGGTCGTTATTCATTGGGTAAGGAGGATTACATTACTCTTCCTTTTAACGTCCTAACTCCTATTAATTTTAAGATGGGTGATTATGTGGACTTGTCGGGGATATTAGATGAATCCCTAGGTGGTAAATTCGCAAAGATATATGAAGTTGTAGATTTGCCGACACCTACTTATGACCAGTCTACGGGCGGCTATAATTACGAGTTGCGTCTTGATGCTTACTATTGGAAATGGAAAAATAAGAAATTCAAGTACATGCCGGAGGTGGCAGGCCAGGAAGCGTCTTGGAACCTTACTGCCTCATTGGATATGCAATTAGGTGTGTTCCTCCGAAACTTACAAGCTCTTGGTTACAAATACAGGGGTAATGATTTCGATTTTTCTATAGATTCGTCAGTAGAGGATTCAGCTAAGTTGATGTCTTATGAGAATACCAATCTGCTGGATGCTCTTACTAACATGGCAGAAACGTGGAATTGTGAGTGGTGGGTAGAAGATAATATTATCCGATTTGGACGTTGTGAGAATGGAGATGCTGTTAGGATAGAGCTGGGTGTGGAAGCCCAAGAAATGCCGCGCAGTGAAAGCCAGGGAACCTATGCTACACGTGTGTATGCTTTTGGATCAACAAGAAACATTCCTTCCAACTATCGGCCTGTTGATGAAACAGTAGTGGTAAATGGTATTGTTCAAAAGCGGTTGATGTTACCAGAAGGAACACCGTATATTGATGCTTATCGGTATAAGGATGGTAAAAGGGTATATATTGGTGAAGAAGGTTATGATATAGGTACGGAAATGCCGCAGGAGGAAGCTATTGAAGATATTATATTCCTTGATGAAGTCTATCCACGTACTGAATGTGTTGTTGGTACGGTTGGCAGTTATACGTCTACGATAGAAGATGAAGAAACACAAGAAACAGTAACCCAGACATTTTATTATGTAACCGATACTAGTGGGCTTGTCTTTGATGAAAGTTATATTATTGATGGAGAAGAACTTAGGTTGGTATTCCAGTCTGGTTTACTTAATGGTATGGATTTCGGTGTAACATTTCATAAGGCTGGCACAAGTTTAGGAAGCGTAACACTTGAAAGTGATGTCTATGAAATTGTTGCCAATGATAATTATGGAAGGACATTGCCCGATGAAACATTAAAACCTACTACAGGAGATAAATTCATTCTTTACGGCTGGGATAGTACGAAGATAACGGACCTTGGCCTCGTATCAAATGCCGAGCAAGAATTAAGAGACAAAACGGTGGATTGTGTAAAAAAGATGATGGTCGATGATGGTACATACAATACTACCCTTGCATCATCATGGGTAAAAGAAAATATGATCAGCCGGACATTTGACATTGGCCAAAGAATAGAGCTTGTCAATAAATCTTTTTTTGAGACTAGTCGGATATCTAGAGTTATAGGTCTTGAAATAAAGCTTGATTTACCTTACGATGCTCCTGTATATACAATCGGTGAAAGCACAGCATATTCCCGAATTGGGGAGCTTGAAAATAAAGTTGACAATCTTACTTATAAAGGTCAGACGTACACTAGTGGAGGTAGAAAAGGGGTTTATATAATCCGTACAAATGATTCGACTGCTCCTAGCAATAGTAATGTGTTCTCTGCTTTACGCTCATTAGCAATGTTCCTCCGCAAAGATATCGCCGACACAGCCAATGAGCTGATCACTTTTTTAAAAGGTCTTTTGATTGGTAAGAACGGTAGTGGAATCACTGTACTTGAGAACGGTATGTCACAGGCTGTTGTTGATTATCTGTATGTCAAGGTCAAAGCCGTTTTTGACGAGCTTGAAGTAAAGAAGAAGACGTATGTAGGTGGCGAGCAGGTGATTTCCCATGCAGGCATGAAATGCAACCGTGTGGATGAGTTGGATGATGTCTACCGTTGTTATTTCAAGGAAGAGGAAGACGGAATTGAGATAGAGAACCAGTTTACTCCGGGATCTCTCGCCATCGCACAGGAGTGCAATATCAAGACAGGCATTTCGCATCATGTCGGCAACCGCTATTACTGGCGGTTGGTCACAGCAGTAGGTGAGAATTATATAGACCTGTCCAAGACCGTGTGTGATCCTAATGTCGAGAATGATGTTCCGGTGGCAGGTGATGATATCGTGGGATTGGGCCATAAGACCGATATCACCAGACAGGCGGCGATAATTCTCTCTTCGGTGAACGAAGTTTCTCCGTCTATCATCATGTATCAGGGTATTAATGATTTTACCTTGACCGGGAAAGATGTCATTTCTTTTGATTTTGACAAATCTACCGGCAAGGCCCGGATGAAGGTGTACGGAGATACGTACATTGGTGACAAGGACCGTACCACTTACATGGAATACACTCAGGATAAAGGTGTTGATATCAAGGGTATGTTCCATATCGAGCAGGGGTCTACCGGATGGCGTAACATGGAAGGCTTGCCGGATGAGATACAGGCGGCCGCAGATCTTGCCCAAGAGGCCAAGGATGCGATAGACAATGCGGCTGTCGGAAGTGTCAATCTGTTGCGCAATTCCGGATTTACGGGAGATTATGAGACAGAGGACCTGTCTGCCGCTACCGAGCTATCGGCGGATACCGAACTTTTTAGCAAGCAACTGGAATATTGGACGGGAGTGGCTACCGTATCTGCGGACAGTGATGCCGGCTCCGGGTACTCTGCTGCAATCGGTAGTTTGTCCCAGTCCGTATCATTGATTAAAGGAGAAAGTTATGTTATCAGTTATAAAGCAAAGGGTACGTCTGTGTCTGTTTCGTGCGGTTCTTTCAGTGTTTCTCAGCCTCTCACATCCTCTTATCAGAGATATACCCATAAGATCACCTTCAATGGCAGTGGTATATTTCTTATCAGTGGTACCGCAACCGTTTGTGACCTTCAGCTAGAGCGTGGAACCATCGCTACTGACTGGAAGCCTTCAATTCTTGACAATGACAAGGCAACAGCCGGTTTCCAGTCAATCAATTATATCGCCAGTGCGATCAAGGATGGATCTGTGGATATCCTTGGTGGTCTGATATTGGCCAATATGATCCAGTTAGGCAACTACAAGGATGGCAAGTTACAGAAGGTCACAGCCGGAGTTAGCGGCATATACAATGACGATGATGATGTGGCGTTTTGGGCAGGAGGAAAACTTGAACAGGCGATTCTGACCGTAATGAGGTTCCGTAATGATCCTAATTACCAGCCCACGGATGCGGAATGGGCGAACATGGCGAACTTCGTTGCCACTCATGGCGGTGATGTGTTCTTAAGAGGATATATCTATGCTTTGGGCGGATATTTCCGGGGAAAGGTTGAAATAGCCAATGGTAAGATACTGTTGAATGAGGATGGTTCCGGGCAGCTTGCCAATGGGAACATTAAATGGGATGCTGACGGAAATCCTGAATTTGTCGGGAAAGTGAAGGTTTCCTCACCGTCAGGTTATGAGATAACCATATTTCCTGAAGATGAATATGGAAGACCGTCAATTGATATTCATGATGATGATGGTAATTCGCTTTTGGACATATCTCTTCAATATGGATTGAACGGTATGGTTCCCCGTATTTTTATGAATGATCCTTCCAATAGTGATGTATTGTATTTCCGTCCGGACAGTATGGTTGTCGAGCAAAAAGGAAGTGACGGTTATATATATCAGACCCAGATAATGGGAGGACGCATAATTATGGTTAAAGGTTCTGAGATTGTATGGGATCAGAACATGTTGCCCAAATAAAGTGAAGTGATATGAAACTGAATACTATTAATAAAACAGGAACTTGGAGTGAGGCGGCAGACCGTCTTAACAACAACTTTAGCAAGACTTCTACCGAAGTGGAAAAAGTCAAGCAGAACGGCATCCGCAACAAGGGGTTGTTCCCTACTCTTGAATCACTGAAAGCCGCTGTACCATCTCCAATTGTAGGTGACTGGGCTGTTGTGGGTGACACCATACCGGGTCCTATATATCAATGCAAAACAAAGGGAACATGGAGTGCCACTGGCACGACAGGAGGTGGCGGAAGTGTTGACTTGAACGGATACCTGACAGCCGAGGAGATAGACGATGTAACATCAATATTATAGTTATGAGAATTAATTATCAGTCCGATTTTAAGATCATAGAGAAGAACTTGAACGGGGATGTGAATACTCCTTTCCGGTTTACTTACTTCAATCCGTTCAAGGGAAAGTTCATAGCCTCCTTTGACGGGCATGAGTATGTGGGTTGCAGCCGCATGGAAGACGGCAACCTGCTTGTCGCTTTCGACAACCCCTGTTTTTCTCCCGGTATGCTGAAGGTCAAACGTGAATACTTCATATCCGATTCCGACTTTCAGGATGGCATCTGCAATCTTGTTTCCGTTGAAGATACAGGAATCGTACTGACTACCGGGAAAACCGATGAAAGCACGGTGGAAATAACATCTTATCCCGATTATGCCGCATATAATACAATTCAGGCGTTCCCATTGTCGGATAATGAATATGAAGATGTGCTGAGTGATTTTGTACCTCCTTTGCCACCGGAAGAGGAAGAAGAAACAGTTACTAATCTAAAAATATAGGAGATTTATTATGGCAAAAATATATAAGCTGACCAAGGGTGGCCAAACCATTTACCCGGCTACCATAACAGATGCGGTGGTCAACCCCAAAACACGCAAGAATCTTACAGCAGAACTTTCCGAATTAGAAATTGAAATCAATGGATATGTTTTTAAATTATCTGATTTTGAAATCGGACAATGGGTAGGTACGGGACAATCTATTTATCCTAATTCCAGAGAAGGTTACTTAAGATTTAAACAAGCTCTAGACGTTGATATTCCAACTGGATTTGTGATAAGTGTCATAGATACCAATCACAATCAAGTCAGACTTGCCGATTTGGGCTTGGTTGTTAAGTTTACAAATGCCGAAGGTGATCATGTTGAATCAGGATACGCTGATAGTGGGTATCAAATACAGGTTCAAGGTACTGCGAAATATATGTATATACATGCTTCAACCGAAAAGATAAATGCCGTTTCCGGATATAGTATTCTGGGATTGTATTATAAGCCTGTAATTGATTATGTACAAGAAACCTATACAGAAATAAACAAATCCAAAGAAATAGCAGAAGAGGCCAAGGAGATTGCAAATAACACGTCAAATGAACTCAAATCTCTTTCGGAAGGTGTGGAATTGCCTTATTTGCCTTGCAATACTCTTGAAATATTGCTCAAACATGCTTATGTGGGTAATACGTTGGGAGACAATCCTATCTCCAATGCCACAAATAACGCTTATAGCAGGATTGATGTATCCAGCATAGAGAACGGTACACTTCTTTATCTGAAAAATGCGGAAGATGCAAATATTTTCATGGGAGTATGGAAATTCTTTGGCTCTGATGGCAACCGGATTACTGCTACGGTAAGTGGAACATTAGGAAAGGACAGGGGGTATCTTAAACCGGATGGTGCTACAGTATTAGGACTACATATAGGTATAGCTTCAATAACAGAGGATAATCAGGAACAATGGATGAAATCTTTAAAAATATATGGTATTCCCTATATTCAGACCGGGCTTAAAGGTCAGATATCCGAACTGGATCAGAAAGTTGAGAAAAACAGGGATGAGACCGAAGCCAATATCAAGGATTTGAATGAAAGGTTGGAATCTATGGAACATAAAGATCAGTCCTATAAAGAAGCGCTGAAAGTTCTTTTTATCGGATCATCCTTCGGTGTGGATACAGTCAGAGAAGTAGGTAACATTTGTGCTTCATTTGGCAAAAATGTAATTTTGGGAAATGCTTATATAGGTGCAGCCACTTTAGATGTTTTTTTGAAAAGGTTTCAAGGAAATAAGGGAGTTACGTATTATAAATGGAAATATCAGGCAACGACATGGGAACAATATAACGGTACGACAGGAAAATGGTCCAGCGAGCCTGATTCTGATATAACGGATGAAGGGGAACATGCACCGGCAAATGACACAGTCTTGATGGACTGGTTGTTGGCTGATGAAGCGTGGGACTTCATCATCATGCAAAACGGGGCTTATCAATCCCCTTATGAGGACCAATCCTCTTTTTGGGAAAAAGGAGAAGATGGACAAATAACAAGGAACATAGTACAAGAATTGATCGACTTGTGTAAAAAAGCCTGTCTCTATAGTAATCCTGTATTCTGTATGAACATGACTTGGGCGTTCAGCATTTATCATACAATCTCCGAGTCGCACGGCCCCAATGGTGCAGATGATGATCACTGGTTGAGTTATGGAAACAACCAAAAGGAAAGACAATTGGGTATGTGGCGTAATATTGCCAAAAACTACAAGGACTGCATATCCAATTGCCCGGATGTCAAATTCATCATTCCATCCGGAACAGCGGTTCAGAATGCAAGAACTGTCACACAACTAAGACAGTCTACAAATTATGCTTCCGCTTCACCTGCAATCCCAACTATTCAGGAGGCTGAAACTATTACCGATTTGACTACCGTTTCTGATACTTATCCGTTTATGAACAACGTGGCGAACTGGAAGAACAAGAATGACTTTACTCGTGATACCATTCATGCGGATTTTGGCATAACAAGATATTTGGTTGCCGCAACTTTATTCCAATCTTTTATGGCGAAAATATACAATCTTGATATCGCAGACTGTAGCTATAGAATATCTCAAGGAGTGGGAGATTACAGGGAACAATTGTGTACGCCTGTAGATGAGGAGAACTTTGCATTGATAATACGCGCTGTCAAAGCGGCTGTAGGCAACCCTTTTGAAATTACAACCCTGGTAGAGTAACCCGGAAAGTTATCAGTAACACTCAAAACATATATTTATGATACGAAAATTAATCATCAGAATAATGAACTATCTGTCCGTAGAAGTACACCCGGATGCGGAATGGTACTAGAATATTTATCTATTGTATGGGATAGAGAGTAGAACGTGGATTGAACGGCTGCTGTGCTTTTTGCTGGCGGCTGTTCTTTTTTTATCTAAATGTTAAATATTACACAATGCAAGAAAATATATTGTGATTTGTTTTGCTATTACATCACAATATAGTATATTTGCATTGTGATAATAAAACAATGAATAATTAAAAGACAATAGAAGATTATGAAAGCGATAGTAGAAAATCCACTGATAAATTGTGAACCAGAAGTTTTACACCTTTTCGTTCAAATAATCAATGAAATAACTTCTTGTATGTCAGAAGACGAGTTAAAGGGCTGTATGAACTCTTTAACAGTACAATACCCTTACTTTAAACTGTTTTTCGATTATGATTTCGGACATAATCATATGTGGGTGAAAGAATCAGATTCCATGGAAACATTGATATTTGTTGAGTTCTAATCCGATCAATAACAATAAAAACAACATAATTATGAACAGTTATAATATCTACGATGAAAATCATGAGGCAACGATATTGTATCACGCTATTGCACGTGATGAGGAACAAGTAATGGATCTTGCTAAAGAAACAGGAATTGATATGGATGGGTTGAGTATAGAGCTGGAACGGTCTAATGTAAAGGATCAGTTGGGAAAACCGTTGTCAGCAAGAATAGAGGATGCGTTAATATATTAATTATGGCAAGAAGACGTTCTATTACCCTAGATCAAGAGTCTAGGGTATTGTCCTTATATAAGGATGGGATAGCGATCAAGGAGATAATAAGAGAAACAGGGGTACGGTCTGAGCAGACAATATACAGGATATTGGACAGCAATGGTGTGCCGCGAAGACCGAAGGTTAATGGCGTGAAAAGAATACTTGTTATGATAGAAGAGGACGTAGCTGCTATCTTGGATAAGGAGCAATCAGTATCATTATATGTCAATGAGGCTATAAGATTCTATCACAGTAACCGGCATTAATTGCCGGTTATTTTTTGTAATAAAGGAAACAATATTTATCTTTGTGGGGAGCGTGTGAAGATGCACGCCACTTATATTATGACGAAAGGACATTATACAATTTCATAAGACCAAGAGCTTGTTGTGGATTAGTTTCCGTGGCAGGCTCTTTTTTTGTTTTGTATGACAAAACAAAGGTTAGCTTGAAAATCGGGTAATCCAAAACGTGTAATTGATGGTATAAAAAAAAGGATAGTAAAAGTCATATAAATTATTGCACAATGAGAAAGGAGACAAAAGAAAACATCCAGTATTCAACTGCTGTGGGAATGCTTGTTTTGGGAGCGTCCTTGGCTGTGGCTGGTTTTGTGTGCTCGGAACCTATGGGGCAGATACATGATAGTGTATTGTGGTTGTTTGCCCAGTGTCTGTTGTATGCCGGTAGCGTATTTGGCATAAGCATCTATATTAATAGCCGGTTTAATAACTTGATAGAGCAATTAAAAGAAAAGGAGGGAAAGAAATGAAAAGTTTACCAAGAGGATTGAGAAACAATAACCCCGGTAATATCCGCATAACAAAGGATAAATGGCAGGGGTTGAGAGAAAAACAGACAGACAAGGATTTTTTCCAGTTTACAGAAATGAAATGGGGTTATCGTGCTTTGATCCGCACATTACAGAATTACAGAAGGAAACACAACTGTATTTGTATTGCGGACTTTATTACAAGATGGGCCCCACAGACAGAGAACAATACAGGTGCTTACATCAGACGGGTATGTCAGGATATGCAAGTACCTTCGGTATATGTTCCGGATATTGAGGATAAAGATACGATGTGCTCTTTGGCTGCTGCTATATCTTATGTTGAAAATGGTGTCCCTGCCGTAATGGAGGACATTTTTAAGGGATGGGACCTGCTATGAGACAAAGAGTCTATATATGGATTGCGGTAGGGATAGCATTGCTATTGCTGTTTGGATCATGCCGGAGCATAAGGTATGTCCCAGTAGAAACTATAAGGACTGACAGTCTTTATCTTACCATGCACGAGCGTGATTCCATCTACATTAAGGATTCTGTCCATATAAAAGAGAAAGGCGATTCAGTGTTTGTTGACAAGTGGCATATAGTCTACCGTGACAGGATGATTCGCGATACAGCCTATATAGAGAAGGAGAAAGAGTTAGAAGTCCCCTACCCTGTGGAGAAGGAATTAACATGGTGGCAGAAGACGAAATTAGAACTAGGAGAGTTTTCAATAGGTATTATATTAATATTATTAATCGTAGTCATTGGGCTGGTAAAGAAGAAAGGAGGTGCAAGATGAAATAGTAACCAGAATGCCACAGGTAGAAGCGTGGCACATAATAGAAAAACTCATTTAACAAAAGTAATTCTTTCAGGGGCTTAGAATCAAAAAAAAGCCCCCAACGCTCATATTAATATTGCCACATAAAAACATGATAAAAGCATAAGACACTGCACGTTGGAGGCTAAATATCTTCAACAAAATGTCTTATGCTTTGTTCATCGATATATCTTGTTTTATGTGGCATGGCAAAGATAAGAATAAAAAATTAGAAAAAACATGTGCAAGTCAGAAATCTTTGCCAAAATAATTAATATTGTTTCAAAAGAAACAGAAGTGTCTGTAGACCAAATATTATCGTCTGATAAGAATATGGAGACAGTGGATGCCCGGTATCTTCTTGTATTTTTTCTTTTCGAAAGCGGTATGTACCCTTCACAAATAGCCGCTCATATCCATAAGACCAAACGTGCTGTCAACTACATGATATCCAATTTCCATGAGAGAATGGAGAGTGGGAAAATGATGAGAATATATTGGGACGATATAAAGAATTTGTTGGGAAACAACTGATTTTCCATGAGTTATGATCTATATACTTTTGTGCACGGTCGATTTTGACCGGATACAAAATACAAATACTTATGCATAAAGTAGGAAACACTCGAAGAACTTCCTCCATATTACGTGATAATTTAGTACACGATATTTATCAAGAAGAACTTAATAAACTTGGAGAAGCTGGACGTTATGTTTCAAAAGAATATCTTTATACTCAAATACAAAAGCGTATTGGATTAAGTACAAGAAGCATTTCTTATATTATAAATCATACTCAAAAAATTGACATAAAAGTTATATATTAGATTCATAATTAATGCCAAATATTTGCATAATTGATAATATAATAAATTACATTATTGTTTTGACATGTCATGATTAAATACTATATTTGTAATATTCAAAATGATATTGTATGAAAGAAATTTGGAAAGATATTAAAGAGTATGAAGGAATATACCAAGTTAGTAATCAAGGTAGAATTAAATCTTTAGAAAGAATAGTTGCTAACAACAAAAAAGGTAAAATATATTATCGCAAAGTGAAAGAATGTATATTAACTCCAAGCCCACTTAGTGATGGGTATTTAGTAGTCAGCTTGCATAAAGACTTAAAAATGAAAAATTTTAAAATTCATCGCCTTGTAGCTTTATCTTTTCTTGAAAATCCTAATGGCTATTTACAAGTAGATCATATAAATACAATAAAAAGTGATAATAGAGTCGAAAACTTACGTTGGTGTACAAGTAAACAGAATCATAATAATGGATTAACTCTTATAAATCATAAACGTGCTACATTAGATAAAATTCAAAGATTTAAAGGTAAATATATTGAAAGGCTGTCAAAGCCAGTTAGGCAGTATGATTTGAATTTGAATTTAATAAGAGAATTTTCAAGCATATCAGAAGCTGCAAAAACTTTTAATATATCTTCAACTACTATACAGCGAAACTGCAAAGGAAAACAAAGAACTGCGGGTAATTATATTTGGAAATATGCTTATT